GGCTTCGATGAGCGACAAAAAGGTTCGCGGGAGGTTTTTGCAGAAGCGAATGCGCGCGCGCGGCATGAGGTTTGCGAAACAATCTTTCTGGTACCCTTCGTATGAAAACGAACTTCGAAGATTTACCGGAGATAGCGACGCAGTGCTGGATGACCAGTTTGATTCGACTTCGATTCTTTGCCGGGGGCTGGAAGAAAAACGCTCTGACCTTGAGCCGGATGACTTTTTAACTGAGTCCGAGGAAGAATTTCTTTACCATTCACGGAGTCTGCGTAAAATCAACTCCGGGCGAAACCTGGTGACGGGTTATTGAAATGCTGAAACTCGATCGCCGCCTGGTTGTGAATGCTGAAGTTGCAAAGGCCCCGAACCTTTGCGACAGATTTTCTGCTGACGATTTGGGAAAAATCGGAACGCTTTGTTATGAAGGTTTTCAGCGTGACAAACTTTCCCGCGCTAAGTGGGAACGCCGCACCGATGCCGCAATGGATCTTGCGATGCAAGTCCAGAAGGACAAGAACTTCCCTTGGCCTGGATGTGCTAACGTGGTGTTTCCACTCTTAACCATCGCGGCATTGCAATTCAGTTCACGAAGCTATTCCAACATCATCCAGGGTTTAGATGTAGTGAAGTACCGAGTCACTGGCGTTGACTCGGATATGAAGTTAAAAGAACGTGCTGATAGAATTGCAAAGCATATGTCTTGGCAAGTCTTGGAGGAAGATTCTTCTTGGGAAGAACAACACGACCGATTGCTAATCAACCTGGCGATTGTCGGAACGAGTTTTGTTAAGACTTATTATTCAACCAGCTTGAACCATAACGTCAGCGAACTAGTAATGGCTCGGGATTTGGTTCTAGACTACTTTGCGAAAAGCGTTGAAGAGTGTGCGAGGAAAACTCAAATTGTTCCGCTCTACCGCAACGATGTTTATGAGCGCGCAGTGTCGAGAGTGTTTTGCAACATCCTCGACGAGGCTTGGTTTAACGAAGCTCCGCAGCCGCCGGATGATGTAGTTTCGCCTGGAACCGATAACCGCCAGGGCAAAACTCCTCCGCAAACTGACGGCGATTCTCCCTTTCGTTTCTACGAACAGCATCGGCTTTTGGACCTCGACGGCGACGGCTACGCAGAACCCTACATCGTTACCTTTGAGGAAAGAAGCCAGAGCGTTGTTCGCATAACCGCTCGGTGGGAACGCGAAGAAGATGTCGATCGAACAGATTTTCCTGGCACGAAGCCTAAGATTCGCCGGATCAAAGCGTCAGAATACTTTACAAAATACGGTTTTATTCCAGCCCCGGATGGAGGCATCTATGACCTCGGCTACGGAACCTTGCTTGGTCCACTCAACGAAAGCGTGGACGCCGGAATTAATCAGCTCCTTGACGCCGGCACAATGGCAAATTCAAACGGAGGTTTTCTTGGCCGAGGTGTCAAGATTAGGGGTGGCGTTTACACTATGGCACCCTGGGAGTGGAAACGCGTCGACTCCACTGGTGATGATTTGCGGAAGTCTATGGTGCCATTGCCCGTTAGAGAACCTTCCGATGTCATGTTTAAACTCCTTGGCCTTTTGATCGAATATACAGATCGAATTGCAGGAACAACTGATACGATGGTTGGAGTAAGCCCCGGGCAAAACACCCCGGCGGAAACTTCCCGCAACACCTTGGAACAAGGAATGAAGGTTTATTCGGGAATCTTCAAACGAATCTGGCGGTCGATGAAGGAAGAGTTTAAGAAACTCCATAGTTTGAATGCGCAGTTTTTAGAGCAACGGAAACGTTTTGGAAACTCTGGCTCGTACATCAACCAGGAAGATTACCGGAGTGACCCGGATCTTGTGTGTCCGTCCGCCGATCCAAACCTGACTTCGGATTCAATGCGGATCGGCCAGGCGGCCGCCATGCGCGAAGGCGCACACGTGGTTCCTGGCTACGACATTCCCGAGGTTGAAAAGAATTGGCTTAAGGCTTTGCGGGTTGATGCGGTAGAGAAATTCTACCCAGGCCCAGACAAAGTTCCGCCGCTGCCAAACCCCAAGATGCAGCAAGAACAGATGAAACTAGAATCTGTGAAAATGAAGCTGGAGTACGAACAACAAAGATTTGTCGCTCAGCTTCATGCTGACCGAAACAAAAACCAAGCAGAAATCACCAAGATTTATGCTGAGGTAGGTAAGCTGTTAGCGGAAACGCAAACAGAACAAGTTAAGGCTAAGGTCGAGGCTTTTACTGCTATAGTCAACGCGTTGGAGACTCACAACAACATGATGACTCAGCAGATTGAAGCCGCTTCAGGAGGTAAGGAAAATGGAGGTAACGAAGGATCAGTGGGAGGAATGGCTTCAAACGCCGGGAACCCTGGCGCTCAAGCAGTTCCTTCTACAGTCCAAAATCAGCCTAATGCGGCAATGGGCGGCGGCGAAGTTTCAGGGTGACACTACGCACGAGAGCGCGGTCCTGAACTCCGCCGCCCTGGGGCAATTGCAAGGTTTTGAAATGATTGAAGAGCTAACTTACGAACAGCTAAAGGAAACAATTCAAGATGATTAACAAGAGCGGTTTATATCCCAAAGGTCATGCGGTGCTAGTGCAGGCTTACGAGCCTGAGGTTAAAGCGCTGTCGACAACTTTGTTCATCCCGGATTCGGTGAGGCAGAGTTTTAGTGTGCTGGAAAATCGGGTTGTTGTGGTGGCAATTGGTAGTGCCGCCTGGGACGATGAAGCTTCTCCTCGAGCCGCTGTGGGCGACACTGTGTTTGTAACGAAACACGCAGGCTTCGTTGCCACCGGGGCGGATGGTGAGATGTATCGCTTGGTGAACGACCGCGACATCTTTTGTGTAATTGATCGCGCGGTGTTTGAAGCCGCGAAGGCCGCAGCATGAGCGCAGACGAAATTGAAACCCGTGCCCGAACCATGGGCTGGCTTCCGAAAGAAGAGTTCACTGGCAAAGCTCCGTGGGTTGACGCGGAAACTTATGTAGAGCGCGGTGAGCAGATTCTTCCAATGCTGAAAGCTAACAACAAAAAGCTTTCAGAAGAACTAACCCAGGTTCGGTTGAAACTCCAAACGACAGAGCAAGTGCTTGCCGATGCGAATGCCGCGATCGACGACATTAAAACCTTTCGTTCTCAACTGAACAAAGAGAAAGTCGAAGCTTCGAAACAAGCGGTGCTAGATAAAATCAAACAGGCCAAAACTGACGGTGATGTTGATGCGGAAGTTCAACTAACCGACCAGTTGACCGAAATCAACGGGGCGCTGAAAGAGGCCGCAAAACCTGTTGAAAAGAAACCTGTGGTTCAACCTGCTGGCGAAGTCATTACTCCCGAAGGCAAAACTTGGTTAGAGGAAAACAAGTCTTGGTTCGGCGTTGACATGCGAAAAACTGGCTATGCCATGGGGCTTTCTCGCGAGTGGGTTGCGCAAGGTAAGGCTACAGGAACTGCGGAATACTTCGAACACGTTGACGCGGAGTTGGCTAAGGTGTTTGATCCAAACATGGTTCGGCGGCAGCGGCCTTCGAAAGTCGAGGGTGCGGTGAACGGTGATTCGGGCGTTGAGCCTGGAGATGGAAAGTCCTACGCCGACTTGCCGCGCGAGGCTAAGGACGCTTGCGAGCGCCAGGCCGCGCGCCTCGTCGGCCCTGGGCGGAAGTACAAAACCAAAGCCGAGTGGCAAAAAGCGTTTGTTGAAATTTACGACTGGAGTTAATTGAAATGGCTAATGCAAGTGATACTGTTACCCCGACTAATGTTGCTAACCGAGCGGTTGAGGCTAAAGGTCAGCGCCGCCGAATTCCTATGTCGGTGCCTCGGCGGCGGCTTGAGACTCCCGAAATCCCTGGGTATCACTTGCATTGGTTTAAAGAATCAAACATCCCCCAGGCTCTTGATGCCTGGTATGAATTTGTAGATTCGCGGGAGGTTCCCGTAAACCAGCGGAATGTTGGCAATTCCAGCGACATGACCGGAAACCAGGACTTGGGTTCAGGAATCCGAATCAACGCTGGAATTGGAGCCGACGGAAAGAACGAACAGTTAGTGTTAATGAAGTTGAAGGAAGAACTTTGGCTTGAAGACCGTGCAGCAATTGATAAAGCAAATGCTGAACGACTTGGCCAAGTGTTCCGAGGGGAAAAAATTCTTGGAGCCGAACCAGATAATGAAGATTCAGGTACTCGCTATGTTGATCGTGAACGCACCAAGGCTTTGTTTAATCGCCGGCGTGCAAAGGCTTAATTTCTAAACTATTGGAGGACTCATGGCTAATACGGTTACAAACCAAAACAAGCCCACTGGTCTAACTCCAGTCAAGTACCTGAATGGCGCAGACTGGGACGGACGTGGAAACTGGTATTTTATTTCAAGCACAGACGCCAATGCTTACTACCCTGGTGATCTGGTTTCGCCGATTGCGGGACTTGACCAGTGGTCAGGGCTGCCGTCGGTTACTTTGACTGTCAGCGGCACGAACGCCATTGTGGCGGGTTCGGTTATTGCTTGTGGCGCTTCGCCTTCGACAACGCAGTCGCTGCGCGGCGGCCCGCTGATTGACCCGACCAACCTTACTCTTACTTCGATCCCGGCTACGAAGACAAAAAATTATTTTGTTTTGGTTGCTGACGATCCGAACATTGTGTTCGAGATTCAGGAAACCGGTGCGGGCACTACGCCTGCGACTTCCCTCGGCTATGCGAGTGCCACGAAGAATGCTTATTTCGTCTATAGTGCTCCGGCGGCAGGGGTTGCGGTTTCCGGAACGACTCTGGACAACGGAGTTTCTTCTGGCCATGCGCCGGCGGTTACTGCGGCCTCGCCTTACTTTTTGCGTATGCTCGGCCTCGCGCAGAAGATCGACCCACAAACCGCTTCGTACAACACTTTTGGGCTTTATGCTAAATGGTGGGTGAAGCTTAACAATCACATGTTCGGCCCGTCTGTGGTCGGGTTCTAAGGAGTAATTTATGGCAGGTGGAGTAATTACAACTGGTGCACATCCAAAGGCTTTGTGGCCTGGAGTGTATGCGTTTTGGGGTCAAACTTACGCCGAACACTCGGAAGAGTATTCGGATCTTTTTGACGTGGTTGAGAGTCAGCAGGCTTATGAGGAAGAGGTTCAGGTTACTGGATTCGGCCTTGCGCCGATAAAGCCGGAAGGCTCGCCGTTGACCTATGATTATGAAATTCAGGGTCCTGTTCAGCGCTACACGCACTTGGCGTATGCGCTGGGTTACAAGGTAACTTTGGAGGAAATGCAGGATAACCTTTACGAAACCGTTTCGTATCGGCGCGCGCAAGCAAATGCGTTTTCGATTCGTCAAACGGTTGAAAACATTGCGGCGGCTGTTTACAACGATGCCTTTACCGGAAACGTTTTCCAGTATGCTACTGGAACCTCGATGTGTTCGACCGCCCAGCCAAACACTACCGGAGGCACTCTTAGCAATGCTTTGTCCCCTGGAGCCGACATGACGGAGGCTTCGCTGGAAGACATGTGCATTCTTGCAATGGGGCTGCCGACCGATCGGGGACTTTTAGTCTCGATCATGCCGCAGTCGCTTCACATTGCTCGCCAAGAATGGTTCAACGCAAACCGGATCATGAAGAGTGTTTTGCAGTCAGGAACGGGAAACAACGATCCTAATGTGTTGAAGATGACTAATGCGTTCCCGAAGGGAATTAAGTTGAATCATTACCTTACTGCTCCTCACGCCTGGTTCGTGCGAACCAATTGCATGAACGGGCCAAAGTGGTTCTGGCGTATCAAGCCGGTGTTCGACCAGGACAACGACTATGATACGAAGAATGCCAAAGCGGCAACTTTCTTCCGCGCTAGTTGCGGAGTAACTGATCCGCGTTCGGTGTTGGGAAGTAATGGTCCTTGATGTAATTGTATATCCGTTTTAATGGTGAAACGGATATACGTTTGTTGTAACTTCTACCTCGCGCTACTACAGCGGAGCGTAAGCTCCGCGAGGAGATTCCGATGACTTCGCCTTCTCAAGTTCCTGTTCGATACCCTAGTGGAGTTTCGACTGATCAAGTTTGGGGACCGCTGGCTAATTTTGGCCAGCCGAATCCTTTTATGTATCAAATTGAAAGTGATGATTTAATGGGTCCGATTTCTACGGACTCTGATTTTGTAGGTGTTACTTCCGGAACTGGTGCAGCAACTACAAGTGTTGCAGGTGACGGCGGCCTGTGGTTGATGACAACCAGCACGGCTGGTGCGGGAACTTCCGGAATCATTGGGCAGAAAAATACTTTTGTTTTGCCGCCCCAAGCTTACACCGGAACCGGTTTAACCTCAACCCTGTATCCGTCAAAGAAAGTTTTTTTCCTTGCCCGGATCAACGTGACGAATGTCGCAGCTACAACGGGTTATGCCGGCTTGATTCCCTCAGCCACAACTACCGCCCTGCCGACTGACGGTATTTTCTTTGTTTTCACTAACGCAACCACAGTTGCGCTTGCTGCGTACAGCGGTTCGACTTTGTTGTGGAGTGTGCCGATTCCGGCGGCAGTTCTTACTCTCTATTACACTAATGCCGCCTGGGTCGATATTGGCTTCTACATGGATCGCATGCAGAACGTTTATGCGTTTATGGGCTATCCGCTTGTAGGGTTCCTCCCTGCCTCTGCCTGGAGTGGTGTTAACAACGTCAACGCTCAGCCGGTTCCTAAGGCCGCTGTAGCGGCTTACCAGTCAGTTTACAACGGCGCGATTGTTAACCCTTGGACGCCTACGACCGCGGCTTTGACTCCTGGAATCATCATGAGCGGCGCAGTACAAACCGCCTATGCAGATTTTATCCTAGCCGCGAAGGAGAGATAAAGGAATGGATATCAAGATTGCCTCGGACGGCGGAAAAACTTGTCAATTTACCCTTTCAGGTGAAGTTGATAAAGCTACTTCAAAGCCCGAGGTAATCTTGTCTTTTGCTAAATTGAATCCGCCGGCGCTAAGGGGCCTGCGGCTTGATGGCTTGCAATTCGCTATTCAAGAGAAAGCGGGTTTGAAAATCTGGTGGGATATGGGGAATAGCAATTTTAAGCTATTGATTGTTTTGGAGTCCCGTGGAGGATTTGACTTTGAAAAGATCCATCCAATTGCTTCTCCCGCGGGCGCAATTGGACTGGCGTATTCGAGCTTTAAAATCAGTGAACCCAAAACCGGGTTTTTGGTGATGATGGACTTTTCAAAGCAATGACTACTCCTACAGGAATTTCAAGCGCTTACGGAATCATCTGCGATGCGATGACGGATGTGGGAAAACTTCGTGCGGGCGACGAGCCGGATAGTGAGATTTTGTCTCAGTATACTCGGCGGCTTAACAAGTTGATTAACTACTACATGACCCAAGGACTTAAACTATGGCTGGTGGAAGACCTTCCTTTGACGTTGACGCCGCCGATTTCTTC